AAGAAGAAGTAAGAAAAAAAAAGGAAAAACAAGAGATAGAAAAAGCTAAAAAGAATATTCAGAAAGATACGCATATATCTATTGAAACTGATATAACTGATAAAGATATTTTAGCAAAAGAACAAGTAATTTTATACTTAAAGAAATTATTGAATTTAAATAAATTAAACGTAAAAACTTATAAATTGTTAAAAGATTATTATACAGTTTATAAATTTTCATATGAAGGTATGTTAATTACCTTAAAATATTTTTATGAAACACAAGACAACCCAATTATTTCTGATTGTGTAGGAATAATACCTTATGTTTACGAAGAAGCACAAGAATATGAAAAAATCAAACAAAGAATAAGTAAAGAAGCAGAAAAATTAGATATGGAAAAAATAGTAATTGAAAAAATAGTAAAAGTAAATAAAAATAATGCAATAAATAATAAATTAATTGATATAGAAGAATTGAGGTGATACATCTTTGAGTTTATCTTGCAAACGTAGTTATCTCCAAGTATTGGGCTGTATTTTACAAAAACCAGAACTATTAATTGATAGTAGATATAATATTGACAGAGATGACTTCGATGAGATATTTCATAAGATGATATTTGCTTCAATATATAATCTTTATTTACAAGGTATTAAAAACATTGATTATATAGCAATTGATAATTATTTATCATCTTATGAATTACAATATAAAATATTTAATGAAAACAATGGAATAGATTATGTTATTGAATGCCAATCAAATAGTAATATTGATAATTTTGATTATTATTACCAACGATTAAAAAAATTTAGTTTATTAAGAACATTAATTGAAAAAGGATTTGATATTAAGACAATATACGATGAAACCCTTGTAGAACCCAAAGAACAAGAAATAATGCAAGCACAGTTTGATAGTTATAGTGTAGAAGATATTTTTAATATTGTTGAAAAAAAAATTATAGAAGTTAAAAATAAACATCTAAATAATATATATAATCAAGGACAAAAAGCAGGGAAAGGATTACAGGAATTAAAAGAAAGATGTAAAAGCACTCCTGATATGGGCATCCCAATGGCAAGTAATATTATGAATACAATTGCAAGGGGATCAAGGTTAAAAAAATTTTATTTAAGGTCAATGCCTACAGGGATAGGAAAAAGTAGAATTGCTGCAAGTGATGCGTGTAGTTATGCTGTTCCCTACATTTGGGATTTAAAAGAAAAAAAATGGATGTACACAGGAATTTCTGAATCTACTTTATATCTTACAACAGAACTTGAAATTGAAGAAATACAAACAATGTTTATTGCATATGTAAGTGGGGTAGAAGAAGATAAAATATTGGATGGAAATTATAAAGATGATGAAGAAGAAAGGGTAGATCAAGCTATTGAATTTATTGAGCAATCTCCTTTATGGATAGAATATTTGTCCGATTTTAATATTGAAGATATTGAAATGACAATTCGTAGATATCAAATCGATCATAAAGTTCAATATGTTTTATTTGATTATTTACATACTTCATTAAAACTTATAAAAGAAATTGCAACTCTTTCTAAAGGCATGAAATTAAGGGAAGATCAAGTTTTATTAATGTTTTCAGATAGATTAAAATCAATGTGCAATAAATTAAATATTCATATAGATAGCTCAACTCAAACGTCAGGCGAATATAAAAATGTTAAAGATGCCGATCAAAATGTTCTTAGAGGAGCAAAATCAATTGCAGATAAGATTGATGTAGGAATTGTAGGTTTAGAACCTACTAAAGCAGATATTGAAGCATTACAGCCAATATTGTCAAAAGGTATATATCCAATTCCTAATATGGTTTATCATATTTATAAAGTTAGAAGAGGAAAATTTTCAAGAGTAAAATTATGGTTACATATAAATCTTGGTAATATGAGAGTGCAGGATTTATTTTTAACGGATAGAAATTATCAAATTATTCCAATAGAATCTACTAAAATTGAAATGATTGACGCAATGATAGATGAGCATTCAATAGATCAAAAAGAAATAGAAGTAAATAAAGAAGATGAAGAAAAATCCACAAAAGCACTATTCGATTTTTAAGGGGTGTGAATAGATGCTAGATAAAGAAAAAATCAAACAAGAATTGGACGTTCAAGATATTAAATTATTATTAAAAGATTTAGGAAGCGAAGAACCACGTTTAGATAAAGATAATAATTTAATATTTACTACAATATGCCACAACTCAAATGGAGGTTCATATAAATTATATTACTATAAAGATAGTAAATTATTTAGATGTTATACTGGTTGCCAAGATAGTTTTGATATATATGAACTAGTGAGGCGTTCTAACTTACAAAAAAATATTCGATTAAGTTTCTATGAATGTATAAAATATGTTGCTTTATTAACTAATAAATATTTTCATTGTTCATCTGCATTGTCTAATATAGATAAAGATTATTTAATTGATGATTGGGAATGGATTAAAAAATATAAAAGATTAGAGAAAAAACCTAATATAAATATACCTATAATTGACACCACAGTTTTAAACATTTTTAAAGATGCATACTATCAATCTTGGATTGAAGAGGGAATATCTATTGAAACAATGCAAAAATATGGAATTAAATATTATATTAAAGATGATAAAATTGTAATTCCTCATTATGATATTAATAATAATTTAATTGGTATTAGGGGTAGAGCTTTAAGAAATGATGATTTGTTAGCAGGTAAAAAATATATGCCATTAATAATAGAAAAAAAAGTATATGGTCATCCACTAGCGTTGAATTTATATGGATTAAATTATACAAAAAATGCTATTAAACGAATTAAAAAAGTATTTATATTTGAAGCTGAAAAATCAGTTATGCAATGTGATACATATTTTAAAGAAGATAATTTTTCAGTAGCTACATGTAATATGTCAATCTCTAGTTGGCAAAGAAATATGATACTTTCTTTAAACCCGAAAGAAGTGTTTATTGGTTTTGATAAGCAATTTGAAGATCCTAATAGTGAAGAAGCGTATGAATATGCTAAAAAACTTTTAAAACAAGCATATCCATTTACTGCATATTGTCAAACATATATTATTTGGGATGATTTAGGATTGTTGCCTTATAAAGCCTCTCCATCTGATATGGGGAAAGAAGTTTTATTAGAGTTAATGAAACATAAGTATGAAATAAAAACTAAGAACGGAGAAGATATAGAAATATGCAATATAAAATTATAGGAAAAAATGATTATTTAATTAATCCAATAGAAGTTATCTTACATAATAGAGGGATTAAAAATACAAATGAATTTTTAAATGTAAATGAAAATCATACATATAATTATTTGCAATTAGAAAATATTAAAAAAGCTGTAGATTGTTTGTTGGCGCATTTACAAAATAATAATATAATATATATACAAATAGATGCTGATTTTGACGGTTTCTCTTCTGCTGCATTGTTATATAATTATATTAAATTAATTTATCCTGATAGCAACATCTTTTGGGAATTACCAGAAGGAAAAGAACATGGAATATATATAGAAAAAATACCTGAAAATGTATCTCTTGTGATTATACCTGACGCTGGAACAAATCAAACAAAAGAACATAAATTATTAAAAGAAAGAGGTATAGATTGCATTGTACTTGATCACCATGAGATAGATAAAAGAATAAAACATAATGAACAATATGCAATAATAGTTAATAATCAAATATGCGATTATCCCAATAAAAGTTTATCTGGTGTAGGGATTGTATATAAATTCTGTCAAGCATTAGATGATAAATTAAACGTAAGATATGCCAATAATTTTTTGGATTTGGTTGCTTGTGGAAATATTGCAGATGTAATGAATTTAAGAAGTTTAGAAACAAGATACTATGTTCTTAAAGGACTTAAAAATATTACTAATCCTTTTTTAAAAGCATTATTTGAAAAACAATCTTTTTTTACTAAAGGTATCATAAATATAACTAATGTAGCATTTTATATTGCTCCTTTAGTTAATGCTTGTGTTAGGTTTGGAACACAAGAGGAGAAAGAGAATATGTTTAAGGCGTTTATTGGTAGCAATGAAACAATACCATATAAAAAGAGAGGTTCAAAAGAAGAAATACAACAGCCTATTTCTGAAGCAATGGCTAGAATTTGCACTAATATTAAAGCAAAACAAAATAGAGAAAGAGATAAAAATTTACAAATAATTGAAAAAAGAATACAAGAAAAGAATTTATTAAAAAATAAAATATTAATAGTAGATGTTACGGGAATACTTGAACATACCCTTACAGGATTAGTTGCAAGTCAATTAGCAGAAAAATATAAAAGACCAGTAATTTTATTGAGATATAACGAAGAAAAAAAGCACTTTGGAGGAAGTGCCAGGGGATATGATAAGGGAGTAATAAAAGATGTTAAACAATTTTTATTAGAATCGGGTAAATTTATATATGCTATGGGACATCCCAATGCCTGTGGAATTGGAATTACATTTAATAATATTATTGAAGTTAATGATATTTTTAATAGAAAACTTAAAGATGTAGAATTTGATGATATATATAATGTTGATTTTATTATTCCCGCAAATGGAGTTACTAAAGATTTTATTTTTAATATGAGTAAATATGGCGATATTTGGGGTGGAGGAATTGATGAACCTTTGATTGCTTTCACTGGCTTAGTAGTAATCGCAGATGATATCAATATAATAGGAGAAAAACAAAATACTATTAAATTTACATATAGGGGAATTGAATTTATTAAATTTAATAGTAGTGAACAACAAATTAATAATATAAAAAATAGTAGTAAAACAGTAGAATTAGAAGTGATTGGCAGATGTAAAATAAATGAATTTAAAGGGAATGTTATTGCTCAAGTAATGATAAGTGATTTCAATGTAAAGAAAACAAAGAAATTTGTATTTTAAGAGAAAAGGAGTGTAAAAATTTGTATGCTAACTTGCACACTCACACAGATTTTAGTAATATTAGACTTTTAGACTGTATAAATAAAATTGAACCATTATTAAAATATGCAGGTGAATTACAATTATCTGGTATTGGAATTACTGATCATGAATGTATTTCAAGTTGGATTAAAGTTTTAAATACTACTAAAAAATTAAAAGAAGATGGTTTATTGCCTTCGTCTTTTAAAGTAATTTTAGGTAATGAAATATATTTAATTGACAGTAGAGATAAGAGTAGAGATATTAAAAATAACACTAAATTTTATCATGGTGTTTTATTAGCTAAAAATCTTAAAGGTAATGAACAAATAAGAAGATTATCTTCTATTGCATGGGAAAATATGTTTAAATATAAAAATCAAGAAAGAGTACCCATAGAATATAAAGAAATAGAAAAAATAATCGGGGATAATAAAGGTAATATTATATTTTCAACAGCTTGTTTAGGATCTTATTTCGCTCAATCCGTTTTAAAACTAATTCAAGAACCAAAAGAAATAAATAAATACCCTATTCATGATTTTATAACTTGGTGTATTAAATGGTTTGGTAAAGATAATTTTTTTATTGAAATACAACCAAATCCATATAGTAAAGAACAATTAGATTATAATAAAAAAGCAATTGAAATTGCAAAAGCATATGAATTAAATTGGATTGCTACAACTGATGCACATTTTTTAAAAGAAGAAGATAGAGAAATTCATAAGGCATATTTAAACAGTAAAGATGGTGAAAGAGAAATTGATGAATTCTATCAAACATGTTATTTAATGTCATATGACGAAATAAAAGAAAAATTAAGTGTAAATATAGATATTAAAGATGTTGAATTAGCATTGAATAATACTAACCTGATATTAAATATGTGTGAAGAATATATTCTTGACCATCCAAGAATTGTTCCTGAAATTAATATTGATCATGTAAACATACAATCACAAGAATTATATAAATATAACAAATATAAATATATTCAAAAGTTTATTAACTCTGAAAATAAATATGATAGATATTTAATATTACAATTAGAGAAAGGTTTTATAGAGAAAAATATTGATTATACACAAGAAAGATTAGAGAGAATAAATTTAGAATTAGATATTTTATGGACGATAAGTGAACATATTGGTGATAAATTATCTAAATATTTTATTGTTGCTAAAAAATTAATTGAAATAATGTGGGATGAAGGAGATAGTCTTGTTGGTGTAGGTAGAGGAAGCATTGGAGGTTTTTATATAGGTTATCTTCTTGATATTCATCAAGTGGATTCAATTAAAGAAAATATGCCATATTGGAGATTTATGAATAAAGG